GCCGTGCCGTCCTGGAGCTGCATTTCCAGCGGCATAGGCTGGAGTAAGCTGATAACAGGCAGTCCGACGATGGGAGTGGTGCCGGAAGCCGTAAAGCCGTTGAACGTCGCCGCCCCGGCCGAGATTGCTGCCGCCGATGTCGGGGAAGCTGTGCCTGCCAGCATTCGCACAGAGCGCCCATTGAGCGCCGTGAAACCGGACAGCGCGCAGTTGCCGCCTGAGTTGACCACCGTGGAACCAAGCGCGCCAGGAATCGCGCAATCGACCCATGCGCGCCCGTCCATTGAATCGCCCTGCTCCGTGTTCCATTGGAAGACGGAAGGGTCGAAACGTTCCACATATTGCACCGTGCTGCCGTTGATCGTGCGCTTGATGAAGAACCAGATTTCATCACTCACGCCCGTACCGTAGATGGACGCCACAGATTGGAAAGTGTCGCCCGCATCCTCGCCGGTCAGGTGTCGGTGCCATGCTGTAATACTCTGCTCCCGGTTGTAGCTGAATCCAGCTAGTGAGCCGTTGCCCATGACACACCATTGAATAGGGTCTGGAGTGGACTGGAAAGCTGTTTGAACGATGCCTCCTTGCGTGATATGCTCAGCCACAATAGTCATGTCAGGCGCAACAAAAGCGTCACGAGCAAAATCGTAGCTGAACTCATGCACGCGCCGACCGCCGCGAGCTACCCAGAGCAAAGCATCCGAGATCAAATCCGCAGGCAATCCAGAGCTTCCAAAGTTAGTGTGTCTGCGCGCTCTGATATTCGTGTTAGTCAACACAACGTCAGTGTCACCGCTGTCAATCGTCCATTCTTCGCCAGACGTGCCGATGACTAGCTTTTTGCCGCGTGACTTCATCCACAGAATTTGATTCGACTCCTGCGCGCCCAGCGTTTCGTCGATGCACGACGTAGCCAGAGAGCCGTTGATGAAGTTATAGTAATCATCCGAATCACTAGCCCAGATGCGCCCTGGATTGCTGGAAGTGCCCGCAAACCAAAGGCGTGAATCGTGAAACGCCACGGTGCGCGGGTAGCCTGATACAGAGGTGAAGGCGGGCTTGCGGTAAAGCGTTGTGGAAGCTCCCACCGCGTTGACAGGCACGCGTTGGTTGCCCGGCATGACCACGTAGCCAGTAACTTGTGTTGCGGACGTGTAGCCAGTAATCAGAAAAGGCAGATTTACCGTAGGGGTAACAGGGCTAAGTATCAGCGGGAAACCTGACGCAGAGGCTACGTTGTAGCTGACGCGGTAGTAAGCACCTGTCGCCGGAGCGGTTTCAGTGTGTGCAATATTTGCGTCGTTACCGCCCCCCGTCATGCTCCATTCATGGGCGCGGCTCCATGTAGTACCATCACTGGATGATTCAAGATAGATGCTTCCCACAGGCGCATTCGATGAACTCCACGCCGTAGAAAGCAAAACATCCCCTTGAATGAAAATGCGGCTGGAGGTTTGCAGAACATTATTCCCCAAATTGAGCAATAGCTGCACCGTCTGCGGAGATCCTCCCACTTGGAGGAACCACGTAGAACCAACGTCAGAACTGGCAAAGGTCGAATCCGTGGCAACGAGGTTGTAGCTCAACGAGCCGTTATCGTAATCGCCCGTGCTGATTGTCCAATAACTTGCCCAATACGCGCCGACTGCTGGCTGGTTGAGTGCGCTGGAGGTGTGGCTTTGGGTGCATTTATAAACCACTTGCAGGTATCGTATGACGGTTCCCGAACTGTAGCTGGTAGAAGTTGCCCAGTCAGCGGCCAGAACTGAGGATGCGCCAAGCGCCCAATAGCTTTTCCATGATGCCCCAATGCCCGGCTCCGAGGAGGTCGCATTCGGCACATGGGCCGCAACACAGGTAAACACCTCGTTTACCCATGGCGAAGTGATGCCAAGAACCCGATCCCCAATGGCGTGAGATGTGCCATTGTTGACCCAAGGCTGGATGGTGTATTGAATTTGCACCGATGCCCGCGACGTGTTTACATCCAGCGTAGGAGCAAACGTGAACGGCACAGGCTGCAAGACGCAGTTCGTTTCGGCGTAGCGTGAGAGGCGCTGGCTAGGGTAGCCGGGATGCGTGAAGAACATCACATCATTAATCTGCGTGTACTGAACTCCGAACACATCCGCAGCCGCCCAAGGGGTAGGAATCTCGTAGATGCTACCAGATAGTGCATACCAGTTTGACCCCACGCTGAACGAACCTCCCGAAGTGTGCGCAACTTTGCAGTAGTAGTTTGTCCCGCCGTTGGAAACGAGTGATCCAACGGCATAAACAGTGCTTGCCGCCCATGCCGCAACACCCGACACGGTGACTTGCGCCGGACTGTCGCCCCCTTTCCACATCCGCATGTAATAATCACCAAGCTCCAAAATGTAATTCGCGTTGGTCGAACGCTTGAAGGCAATTGCTCTCGTTGTTCCTGTGCTCTTCGTGGAACCGACAAGCTGCGTTCCAGGACGTTTGAACACGCCACCAAAGGGGCGCACAATGAAGTTTTTCATCACCTTGCAGCCGCTTGTCAGCTTGTCGGTATCGAATCGACCCGCCATGAGCGGCGTCACCTCGCCCCCGTTGAAATTGGCTTTTAGCGTGTGGATTGGAGCGCCCATGGTTTAATATCTGCGGTATCCGCGACGTGCCGCGATCATTTGCGAATTGTAGTCAGGATCAAGAGCACGCCCCTTGCTCTGCCGGGCGTCTCGTTGTTGCGCCTGCGGAGAGATGAGCTGTTCATACATCTTCCGCATGTCCAGCGCCTTGCCGCTTGGGCCGGTCAGTTCTTGCGAGATGTAGGAGGCCAGCAGGTAGGAAAATGCGTTGATAAAAATCTGCGGGTAATTTGCGTATGTCGTGTGTTGGTAAACATAGGTCATGTCCAGTTCCGTATCGTCACACATGAGCACTCCACCTTCGATCTCATACGGTATCGAATCTTCCTCATTCCCTTCAAGACCGTTGATGCGGTTCACGCGGATTAGATTCGACGGAAGGGCGAATTGATAATCCCAGCCGAACAGCGGCGCGAGAATCCATGATCCTGTTGAAGCGGTGTAGGCGCCAGCAAAAACCGAGTTCTGTAGGTCGAAGGTATTCGCGTCAATGACCGTCACATACCAAGTCCCGTTTGCATTGGCAACGCCCTGGACAAGCTGCACATGCACACGGTAGCCAGTGCTTAGACCGTGCGCCGTGGAGGTAACTCGAATCAATCCAGAGCCGTTGTCTGCCAGCGCCGAACCCGATAGAGCGATCCATGTCAGCGTCAGCCGGTAGCGCGTCGTGGCGAAGTTCCACGCATGCGCGGCCAGCGCCTCATCGCGGGCCGCGGCAAACCATTTGAGCACCGCCCGACCCTGCGTGGTGGAGGTGTCAATGGCTGTCAGCGCCTTTCCTGCCACATGGGAGAGCGCGAGGTTTGCAATATCAACGTCGGTCATGGAAGTGTGAGGCTCAAAGAAAAGGCCCCGCCCGCTAGCCAAGCGAACGGGGCCGGATCAAACACCACCGAAAGAATCAGGCCAGCGTGTAGGGGATGTGCCAAGTCTGGTTGTGAGGAAGCGGGGCCGTGGAGGTCGTCCACGTAACCACGATCCACACGTCGTAAGGGAACGTGATGGGGGTTGCCCATGCCGTGCCCGCCGTGCCAGCAGACGTAACCGCCACGCGAGCGCCGGTGGTTCCCATTGCCAGCCCGGCACCAAAACAAGCGTCGTCCACCGCGACGGGAGTATCCGTGTCGGCGGTGTAGTAGCCGATCTTGCCAGTGAGCGCGGTCGTGGCGGGAGCCGTGGAGAAGTCCACAGACATACCATAGGCGTTCAGACGCGAGCCAGCTGGAAGGCGGGCGAGGAATACCGGATTGGCGGTGATGGCGTTGGCCGTTGTGAGCGCAACGGTAACGTCGAGATGCCGAAGGTTGCCGCCATTCTGTTTCAGGTTGGGAGCCTGAGACAAGTCGGTGCGTGCGGAGAGTTGGGAAGCTGCGTAGCTGGAATAAATGTTTGCCATAAAAAGGAGCGTTGAAAATTACAGAGCGTTGATTGCGGTAACGACTGAAGAGGTATCCACACCAGCCGCTATTTTTGCCATCCACAGTTTGAGCGCGTCGTAGAGCGAGTTCGTGAGGATAACGTTCTGGCTGAACCCTTCACTCGGTTGCGTCGTGGACGCCTCCGAGTTACCGGGTTGAGCCGTGACCATGAAATAGACTTGGCGTGCCATGATGGTTCAGGAGTTAGGAACTAGGGGGACTGGTCGCAGGCGATAGAAACCACGCGCTCGTTTTCCGTGCGAACGGCGCCCATGCGGGAAACGCCGCGTAGCTGGGTCGCGTGACGACGGCCAGGAAGCGGGTCAATGTGAACATTGCGCCCGTTCTCCGCGAACTTGATCCCGCCCTTGTGCCAGGCGTAAATCGTGCGGGTGTCGGTCGATGACACATACGGCAGACGCTGAGAATTGATGAACTTGAAGCCCATGAAGTTGTCAATCTTGCCGTCTTTCAGCGCCATGATGTCGGAGTAATCACGCGAGGTGACTTCGACGGTGGCGAGCAGGTCGTCCAACTGGCGAGCGCCGACAGCAATGAAGCGGTCAGAGTTTGGCACCTCGTTGATATTCAGGATGCGGTTGGCTTCGCGCAGCTTTGGCAGTGTCAGACCAGAGTTGGCCGCAGTGCTGTTATACACGTAGTTCACCGCGATCTGCTGGCCGGAAGGGAAAGCATCGGTGTCGGTGCCGTTCTCACCAATGAAGCGGGTTGCTCCCATCGCCTGGATAATGACATCATCCTTCGTGCGGTTTTCCGCCATGCTGAAGCTCATCACTTCGTCGGATGTTGGAAGCGCGATGTCGTCCAGGTTAAGCTGGTCATCTTCATCCCACACCTTGACGAACTCGAACTTGCGCCGGTAAATCCAGTATTTCAGCCCGGTGCTGTCGCCATCCGGCGTGTCGCCTTTGCGGTCCACGACTTCCGTCATGACGCCCAGGCTGAGTTGATTGAACCACTTGCGGCGGCCCATGAAGGAAGTGGCAGTGACAGCACCATTCAGGCGGCTGTCGGACTGTTGAACGAGGTATTCCCAGTTCTTGGCGAACTCGGTAACGTAGAATTGAGGAATCTGGAGCGAC